AACCGACATGCAAAGCACATCATCATATACGGCATTCTAAAGTTACGCCTGATAAGTATAAATTTTTGGAAACTGTGAATGGTGACCGGACAAGATTTGTAATTGCTTTGACAGAATTTTACAAAACAATCGAGTGGGGTTGGGGTATTCAAACACGGTCTGTTGCATTAGGATAGTGGACGAGGCAAAGAGCTAATATGTCTGTCGAGATTTGCGTACTGTCGGTGGAAGAGGCGGGACGTTTAGAGCACTGGGGTGTGTGGCCATCGTGTAAGGCCCATCATCATATGAAGCTCTCAAAAGCCCAGGCTGCAGTATCTGATGCTATGACACATAGGTTTGTTGGTGGGCCAGATACAAAGGTGGATTATGCATCGGCTATTGTACCGGTGGACTATACCAGGATGTGGAGCCCAGTTGCATGTCATGATGAAACTGGCAAGGCGATTGCCGGAATGAGGAGTTGGGGGCTTCGGCCTATACGATGATGGAAATTGACGGTCAGTATTGGGTGGGCTTCTGGGTTGGTGTGCTAGCTTGTTGGAGTATCATGCGTCTGCTTGGGTATAAACGGCGACGGCACTAAGGGCTTATAATAAAGGTGGGGCGTGTATGGAGCCTGTAGACAGGGGCCGAACGCCTGACCCGGTAACTGCAACACACGAAGAACTCATTGCACTGTTGATGCGTGCAATGTTCGATACTTTTGAGCTGGAGTTGAAGCTGCACAAAACGCAAGACAGAGCAGCTAACCTTGAGAAGCGACTTAGTAAGTTGACTTTGAGATTTGCTGCTAAAAGAATCGGTGATTAGCGCAGCCTGGTAGCGCATCTGCTTTGGGAGCAGAGGGTCGGAGGTTCGAATCCTTCATCACCGACCAACCTTCTTCGACACCATTACGTAGCTGGGGTGCTCGTGTAATAGGCGTTGTTTGATCAACGACGTTACTGGCTGCATACAGAGGAATAAGAGCAACGGCAAACTGTCGGTCTCCAAAACCGAACTTCTAGGTTCGAATCCTAGTTCCTCTGCCAATTTTCGTGAGTGACCACGTTCGTTCAGCCCTCTTTAGAGAAGGCGTGCTTAATGCGACGACAACGTAAAGAGTCACCACAGCCACATAACAGTGTGGCTTGTGTTTCGTGAGTGACGACGCGCAGTGCTGTAAGTTCCGGGCTTTGGTAGAAGCTTGTGACAGGGGCACACTGCAAACGGTCACACAATAGCCGCACTGAGCGTTTACTCCCTTTCCGCTCAGTGCGGCTTTTCTATTAGCACCGAATTTTCCTGGAGAACAATAACCGCATGGCACCCAAGAAGAAGGCCGCAGCCACTGCGCCGGCTTCTAAGGCGCCTGTAAAGCGCAGAGATGGTAAACCAACCAGAGCAGAGAAGAAGGTCGCAAACAAAGCGGCTAATGCTAAGCTTCTTGCCGAGGAAACGGCCGCACTACGTGCATTGATGCCGCCTGCAATGAATAAATATGTGCATCCTGATGACGGTCGAAAGCCGACTATTTACACGGATGAGCTAGGGCAGCTGATCTGTCTGCGATTTGCTATTGACCCAGCGTTCAACATAATGAAGCTCAATGAAGATCCAGAGATGCCAAGCACTCTTTGGTTCTACAAATGGCTCATCGACCAGCCACACTTTGAGAAGGCTTATGCCCGCGCTAGGGATATTCAAGCGGATCTTCAAGCAGCTGAGATGGAACGTTGGGCAATGGAACCGTTGCTTGGAAAGAAGACTACTACGCGGACCAAGACCACCGACAACGGTGACGAGGAGACGGTCGAGGTCCAAGAGTACGACAATATAGAGCGCGCGAGGCTGCGGGTCCAGACGCGCCAGTGGCTGCTGGCCAAGTACCGGCCTAAGAAGTACGGAGTCGCGCCAATCCAATTGGAGACGGCCGGGGATGACGCTCTGACTGAGCTCATAGCACAGTTCCGCGTGCGTAACGGTGAGCTGAATGTCTAAGCTAACATATGGCCCACGGATGGAGCGCTTTGCAATGCGCCCACCGGAGTTGGATGCCAAGATCAATGTACTCGTTGGGTCGGTGCGTAGTGGCAAGACCTGGGGGCTGCATTCCAAGATTCTGTATGGTTGCAAGTATCCTGTGGGCGGTCGACGTATCCTCACGGGCGTGTCGAAATCGAGCGTTAAAACTAACGTACTCGAGGACCTTTGGTCACTTGTCGGCGCGCGCAATTACAAGTATAATGCCCAGTCTGGAGAAATGTCGTTGTTCGGGGTGCCTTGGCAGGTGTATGGCGCCAGGGATGAGGGGTCTGAGAAGTACCTACGTGGAGCGACGGTAGGCTATGCTGTATGCGATGAGCTTGTATTGCATCCGCGGGCCTTCTTTGAGATGTTGCTCTCACGTCTAAGTCCAAAAGGCGCCCGGTTATATGGGTCGACCAATGCGGACTCCGCGGCGCACTGGTTGCGCACCGAATATCTCCTTAATGAGGAGCTAGTAAATGACGGTCTTCTGTGGTCCGATACATACACCATGGATGACAACGTCACACTAGAGCCTGAGTTCGTGGCTAGCCAAAAGAAACTTTATACAGGCGTCTTTTACGACCGCATGATACGTGGTATGTGGAATAACGCCACCGGTGCAGTGTATGGAGATGCCTGGTCCGATGCCACCTTGTATGATGACAGCACACGCCCCAAGGGTCTGTACGGCAAGGGTGGCTACGAGGCGCACTACATCGGCGTCGACTACGGCACGCACAACCCGACGGTGTTCCTCGACGTCATCGACGACGGCAAGGTTTTGTGGTTCGATCGGGCATACTATCATGACTCACGGCGCGCTATGTCACAAAAGACGGACTCTGACTATGCTAACGACCTGGAACAGTTCATTGCAGAGTCCCCCTGCAAGGAGCAGCCGCTCGTGCTCATCGACCCCTCGGCGGCCAGCTTCAAGGCGGAGCTCGCGCAGCGGGGGTCCGTATGGCAAGAGAACGCCGACAACGATGTGATCGACGGGATCAGGAAGATGGGCAGCGCCCTGAAGCAGGGCAAAGTGCGTGTCCACGCCAAGAACTGCCCCGACATGTGCCGGGAGATGCCCGAATACGCTTGGGACGACCGCGCCTCGAAGCTGGGCAAGGAGGCGCCAAAGAAAGTCGCCGACCATTGCCCGGACGCCGCGCGCTACGTGGGAAACTACGTGCTCAAGTCATGGAGGTTGGCGGAGTGAGAATGGGCTGTATCTACCTGCTGTCGTGCTTGGACACACGCAAGCACTATATCGGACAAACGACGGCCGACAACCCGTCGCGTCGCTGGAACGCGCACTTGCGCGACGCGGCCAAAGGTTCAGACTTGCTGCTTCACCGCGCCATGCGCAAGCATGTCGGTCGATTCGCTGTCGACGTGGTCTGGTACGGGCCGGCAGATGAGCTCGACGCGCGAGAAACCGAGTTCATAGCATTAGCTGGCACACTGGCGCCGAAAGGCTACAATATGATCGCGGGTGGCAAAGGTGTGCAGCATTCACCGGCTACCGCACGCAAGATATCGCGGAAAGCCAAAACACGCATGGCCGACCCGGCCGTTCGTGCTGCTATGTCGCAAAGATCGAAAGAGCTCTATGCTTCGCCCAAAGGTGACGAAGTGCGAGCTAAGATATCGGTGGCTTTGACCGGCCGCTTGTTGAGCAATAAAGTGCGAAAAGCGCACTCTGACGGTCTGCACAAGCGGTACGCCAAGCCTAGTGAACATCAGCGTACGGCAGAGGCTGCTCGGCGGCATTATGACAGTCCAGCTGGTGCGGAGACACGCCGTAAGCAATCAGAAGCCGCTCAACGGCGCATACTTAGCGGTCCGTATCATAGTGAAGCTACACGGCTAAAGATATCTGAGGCCGCCAAGGCGCAGCATGCACATCAAAAAACGGCGGGCATGACTCATGCTGGCAAAGCCTACCGATGATCGTCTCCAAGAAAAAGGTCCTGGCCAAGACCAGTTCTCGGTGTGCATACTGTGGCAAGGCGCTCACTCTTAGTACCATGCACCGTGATCACATCGTCCCTTTAATCAGGCATCGAGGCGTTAAATACGCGTTCAGTGGGCGCAACGGCTGCAAATACCCGGAGCGCCACACGCTCGAGAACATCGTCGCGGCTTGCCGCACTTGCAATCTGGACAAGGGCCCGCTCGATCTTGAGACTTGGAGAGCATCGCTCAAATGGCCGGGTCCAAGGCCGATCGTGTTTTGGTTTGAAAAGTATAAGAGTGAGGTCCTGTGAGTAACGGCAACCGTGGGACACTATAAGATGGCGATGTTATAGTCGCCTTCCTCCATAAGGATTGTGAAGTTGCATTGAAAGAGGAGCCCTGACATGCACGACTACTTGGCCAGTGAAATCTTGAAAGAGCTACATGAACAAACGGTACTGCTGCGCTCGATCCAGCGGATACTGAAGCACGCCAACCCCCGCAATGTTACAAGCGGCGAACTTAGCAAGGGAGATCCAATGGCATCCATCACACCCGGCAGTCTTCACATCTTCACCGTCACGCCTGAGCCCACCGACGCAACCTTCATTCCCACCGACTCCGTCATCACATCCAGCGATACCGTCAACGCGCCCGTCACCGTGGACGAGACTGGCCTCATTGGCACGGTCTCCATTCCTGCAGACGCACCTGTCGGCACCGAGTTCACGCTCACCTGGACCTACACGAATGCGGATGGAACGACAGCCACAGCTTCGATCACCGAGACCATTGTCGCGGCCGTAGTCGATGTCACCGGCGGCACCATCGAGCAGACTTCGTAAGTATGAAGACGGATGAAGAAATCGTTCACGGCTATGCAACTAAGCTGGCCGTGAACTTTCTCCGTGATTTGCATGACATGCGCTCAGCCCATGTGGATGCCGGTCTGGACACAGAAAAAGCTGTGTTAGAGGCGTTCAGGTCCAACATCGATAGTCCAGGGCTGCTACGGTACACTCTGCTGGGAAGGAAAGTTGTATGACTACCGCTGTCAAGTGGCCTGCTATGTACACATGTCCAGTTTGCTACTATGAGGCTATGACGTACCCGCTAGCGGACTACAACATTTGCGAATGCTGCGGCACCGAGTTCGGCGCAGATGACGACGAGACATCCCATGCTGAACTTCGCAGCTGCTGGATACGTGACGGTATGATTTGGTTCTTTCAAACACCGCCCAATGGATGGGACCCGCTTGAACAGCTCAACAAGTACGGAGTAACAATATGGCCTTCTACGTTTCCAAGCTGAAGATCAGTACGAAAAGCCTCATTGCGTTTCTCATAGGACTTGGCTCACTGATGCAAGTGCCGGCCATTGAGAATCCAGTTATGGCCTTCTACGTTTCCAAGCTGAAGATCAGTACGAAAAGCCTCATTGCGTTTCTCATAGGACTTGGCTCACTGATGCAAGTGCCGGCCATTGAGAATCCAGTTATGGCCTTCGCTGCACACCACCCGCATGTAGCGACTATCATCGCCGCACTCACGGCCATCATTGGCTTGCTGCACAACCCTACAGTGGATGCCATTCTTGGCATCAAGCAGACCGTGACGTCGCAGACGTTTACTCTGGGTGACGTAAGCAAGACCGACACAGTGTCCACCACTATCACGCCTGTAACAAGCGGCAACATCACGGCCGCAGGAGAAATCAAATGAAGAAGTACCTTCTACTACCCCTCGTGCTGGTCGCTGGTTGCTCCAGCTTCGACCGCACAACGTTCAACACGCTTACCGTGAGCAAGTCAGTTCTCACTACGGCGCAGGCCGACTACGAGTCCGGAACGCTGCCACACACCGCCTGCGTGCAGACCATCATCAACGACGGCAAGACCTCACAGACGCTGGCCGAAGTCGCCTTTGGCGCGTACTTCCAGGTCGAGCAAGCTAAGGGCGACGTTACCGCGACGCAAGCCGCTGTGGTGACCGAC